GTATAGGCTGTCCCACCAGTCCCATCAGCAGCGACGTTATCAAGGGCAGCGACTGGAGCATCACACAAACTGACATATCCGCTGGAATCCCCTCGTAACACCACGGGCAACCCTTCAACATTCAAGGTTTCCCAAAGGGCCGTTGTTTCTGGCGTGATATACCCGCCATCCCACGGACCAGTCCACGCGTTGAGGAGGGTATGGTAGACATAGATGCCAATACCCGGCATCGAAATCCACAATTCACGGGTCGAGCGGTTAAATATGGAGCGGATATTGGTAAACTGCGATGCAGTCAGTGACCGAATAAGCGGCAACAACGGATCGGGCGATTCTTGCGTAGAGACAGGCGCAACTTCAGCTTCGTTGCACCGATACAAGCCACGTTCTGACACGAAATACGCCATGTTGCCAATACTGACAATGGACTTACTGGCAATCGTGCCCACGTCAGACGTAATACCCGCAGGAGAAACCGTAATGTCATCTTGTCCGTACCCCGTCAAACGGGAAATACCGCGACGATGAAAAATCAGCAGCGACGTGTTAACGCTGACAAGACCAATGACCGTTTCATCGGAAAAGGTCCGCACGATGATCTGTCCACCGTCCAATGATCCATTGCCAAGCGTTGAACCGTTGTTGATTGCCGAATAGAAGATGCTATCGGGATAGGTTGCATTCCCGCATCCCCACAACCTCTCGTTGTGTACCGCAATGGCGTTGACCTCAACGGTTCCGGCAATGTCGTTGGTTACTGTAGTGCCATTCCATACGTTGAGGGCACCACCATCTGCGATGTACACCACATCGTTTGTACCATCACGAAACTGTGCAAACGATGGTGCAACCGTTGTAGAGAATGATCCAGCAGGACTGGCCCACGTTAACGGAAACGTGCCATACGTCGTTGTCCGCAATGCACCAGCACACATTGCCACGATTTGCTGTGTCCCACCATCACGACGCCATGTATATCCGTTCAAGACTGATGCCCCGCTTAATGCGTTGCCAGTCCGTTGCGTTCCACCACGTTTGGTAATAGCACCAAAGTCCGTTAGCCGTGCATTGCCAGCTTTACGGACTTGTGTGTTTGTCAATGCCACATCATCAGAAATGCTGTTGAGTCCACCACTCATCAACGGCTGCTGATCGACAATTTTGTCCCGTGCCATCAGCCACCACCCCATTCATGTTTCGTATCGGGATACGCCATGCGGGTTGGGTTAATGGTGCGACGGCGAATATCATCGAGCATCGTAGCGCGTTCTGAGTTTGCCAACGCATTCAAGTCAGCAGCTGCTCTAGATTCCGCACCACCTTTCAGCAGCAACTGAGCAGCAGCTGCCCAGACAATGATGAAATAGTTGTTCTCGGGGTATTGAATCGTTGATGTGACGCTTGCCAAGTCTAACAACGACGTTGGCTTATAGTTGATGGCGACATACACCGATGTTCCTGTTGCCACTGGCAATAGCTGCACACTTGACCCAGCGACATAATACATGCGCGAGTAGGTGGGCAGATAGTTCGATGTCGTGGCTAATGGAACATCCTGAAAACGTGTTTCAGTGTAAAGAGCATTGCCGTCACTGATCGACAAAATGCGATACATGTTTTGCTGCGTGTCGCCGCTGCCACTGTTCAAATCAGTAAATGCAATCGCCCCATCCGTGTTGGTCGCAACAAGCTGTTGCTTGAACGTGTAGTATGGCGCTGCATTCAAAATCTGCGACCATTCTGCGTCGAAGACCGAGTTAAGGACTGCTTTGATTGTTGTATCAGACCACCGAGAGGAGGATTCTGCATCCATATACTCTTTGGTGCTGTCGATCAACATCTGAAAAGTGGCTGCTGGCATACGTTATGTCCTCACGACGCTTTACGGGGACGACCACGACCACGCTTTTCTACAGTTGCTGATGGGTCTGCCCGATCAAGGACTTCTGCCAACGCTTCTTCCAATGCTGCTTCAACAGGAGCATTGTTGCCCTTGTCAATAAAGTCAGCCATGCGCTGAATGTTTTCCTTGGGATACTGACGCAGCATCCGTTCAAGATACGACGGCGCTTCATCAGGGCTGCACGCCATTGGCAAGTAGCCAATGATGTCAAACGTCTTTGATGGATCGTAATTGCCTTCACGGACCATCTCAAGCCGCGAATCGTCGCTATCCCAGTTCATGCAAATGCCCCAGAAGGTATCGGCAGACGGGATATAACGCAGATGCAATCCTGCATGAACTCCCCGAAGCCGCCGCTGAATCTCAGGCGACGGCTCAGGGGTGCCCATGTGGTTTAGCAACACCACGGGCGTTGTCATGTTACTCCATCACCAACAGTTCAACAGACACGGACAAATCATCAGGCTGAACTGACACGGCTCCAGTAGTCACGATAGCAATACGAAGGCTATCGCCAGAACCTAACGTGCGATTGGCATCCGTGGTCGTTGTAAGGAATGAGAAAATTAGTGGCGTATCAGCAGTGCCACCACTAATCGCCAAGCCTTGCGTTAAAGCAACAGCCGTTGCGCCAGTCATCTTATACAGCGTAGCAACACAGGACGTTGCTGCCGTTGGATACACCGCCGCACACACACTGGCACGATTGACGTATGCCTTCATGGGCGATACGCCAACGTTGTGATTTTCCGTACCAGCAGCAAGCGTGCCGCCAGTCGGATTCAGGTCCGTTGTCAGCAAAACGGGATGCACACCCAGCCGACCCGGCTTTGGGCTGAAATAGTTATACGCCATCGTAAGTCTCCGTATGGTATCTCAGGTATGGGCAGTAGCGGGATTGCTACCACCCAAACCCTAAGACTTAGATGTGGCTGTAGCGAGCCGTGTCCGTGTAGCCCGTGATCGAGCCATGCGCGTTACGCGCCACGCACGCCAGATTGCCGTACCAGCCATAGGTCGTCTCAAACGCATCACGACCCTGAATCCAACGCCACGGACCAGCGCCCTCAAACTCGACAAAGCCCCAGTCCTTAGCATCCACCCACGCCAGCGACGGAATGTGCAGGAGGTAGATCGTGCCAGCCGGAACGTAGTAGTCCGTCACGCACGGGATGCCGCACACTTCGATAGCCTTGTAACCACCCTTGATCGTCGTGCCAAACTCGCTGGCCGTGAATCGACGCTGACCAACCATCGACTCCATCAGCTTCTTGGCAAGACCCGGCGTGGTCATCAGCAAGAACTCCTTGGGGCGGACCATCGCGTCCTTACCAGAACGACCGGCAATACGCTGGATCAAGTCCCAGATGTCCGATTCAGTCGGCTGCGTAGCATCCGGCGTATCCGTGCCAGCCACCATGCGGGACGCATCCCAAATGCTATAGGTGCTCGCGCTGATGCTGTGAAGCGACGCATACGACCCACCACGGTTCGTGATGTTGATAAGACCGTTCATAGCATACGAATACGAATCGTCGCTGGCCGTTGCCTTGATGACGATATCCGTAGCCGACATACTGGTAATGGCAGAGGAAAGCGTCAGCGTAGCGTTGTCACCGCTGTTGGTAATAGCAGTAATCTGCGCCTTGCCAGAACGGAGGGTTGCACCACCCGTTGCACGAACGGCGATGTAATCGCCAACGGACAGCAGCAAAGAACCCTGACCAGCACCAGCCACGCCATACGGCGAGGAAACAATGATGTGCGTGGAGTCCGTAACCGTGCCAATAATGGCAACAATACCATCATCCTTGTTGTGCAACGCCTGCTGCATCAGCAACGTAGACGCCGACTTGATTTCTTCCATCGTCTTGGTGGCGATGGTCGTAAAGGCCGCGTCCTTGGACTGCGTGCCGACAAACGCCAGACCGTCGATCTGACGAGTGGTGTAGGCACGCACAACACCGACACTGGCCTGCACTTCCTTTGCCGTCGTATCGGGCGGGAAATAGCCAGAAGTAGAGAACGTGGCACCAGCCGGTCGGCCCGTCACCACATCAAAGAACACGTTGTTACCACCCCAACGCATGTTGCGGGGGCCACCAGCACGACCCTTTTCAAGCTGGGCCAGCAGCGGCGTGACAAGGTTCTGCACCTTTTCACGGAACTGCGAGTAGACGTTTTTGAGCAGACCAGTTAGTTCTGCATCGGTAATAATCGTCGGAGCAGGCATCGGAAATCCGTTTTAATTGTTATCGGACAGATGACAACACATGTTCCAGCGCACTGGATACTGCATCGTCAACGGTTGCTGGCTTGACAGACGGCTTACGAGAGGTGTCTCGTTCCGCACGGCCCACCGGCTTGAGAGTTTGACCAACGACGCGCTTGGCTTTCTGTGCTTCAATCCGTGCTCGATCCAGTTCAGATTGCACCTTGGCCTGTGGTGCGAATGCTGGCTGGCGACGGGCATTATGGACTTGTGCCCACACAGCCAAATCATCGACGATGTACTTCCGCACCGCTTCATAGCGTGATGGGGGAACATAAGGTTGACCATTCGGTGCCCGTTCCACATGCGCCTGTAAAGCCTGTGCTACCTTCTCGGACAATTCATCCTGCGTGATATGTGGCAGCGCCGTTGAAATCATCTCAATCGCTGGTAACACTTCACGCTCGTAGAATTGACTTCCGCTCTGGACAATGCTTTGCATCTGCTGGCTGACCCGCAGATTCTCTACCGCACTCTCAGCGCGTTCAACACGCCGCTCAGGAGAGTTTTCGTTCTCGTAGGCTTCACGAACGGCATACAGGAAGTCATCGTCGGTCAACAACCGCTCTAACTGTGATTCCCGTTCGGCTAACTGCTGATAAATGGCTTCACGGTCAGCCCGTTCTTGTGCAATGGTCTGCTCGACCTGTGCGACTTTGGCTTCCCGTTCCTGATTGTACACCCCCCACTGCGCCAGCTTGACCACCTGATCCAGACGATCTGTGCGGACCTTGCCGTTGGCTTTGTACTCAACCATCAACTCAGGGACTTCTACTTCACCGTCAGCATCCCGTAGCGTAAACTCGGTTGCCAACGCATCCGTCACCGTAGGGACAGCGACGTAGCCTTGGGGAAGGGAATCACCATCGGTATCCCCATCGTCCGTAGTCTGGTCGTC